GGGCTGTGAAACGGGTAAACGTAAACATTCCGCCGGAGGTGCTCGAAACATCCAGGGCGCTGCAGGCTGCCAACCGGGACAGGCTAGTGCGGCGGGAACGGGATGAGCGCACCAGGCGAGAGGCTGAGCGGCAGGCACGGCAGGCGCGAGAGGAACAGGCCCGCTCCTCGGCAGGCGGCAAGAAGGACCCCAGGAACCGGGGCGTGCCGGATGTGGAGGATCCTCCGTTTTTCCCGCTGCAGCGGCGGCAGAAGTTTGAGGTGGCAGGGGCTTATTGTCAGGTTGAGCTGGGGCAGTTGAGAGTTTTCACTCCTGACAGGCAGGTTTCTGCGGTTATCCCAGCCCCTGGGTTTGTGCGCACCACTTATGCTAACGACTATTTCAGGATGCGATCTAATGGAACTTCCACATTTCCGGCTTTTGTCGTGGCAATACCAGGCGGAGCCGGAAGAACCGTCATTACTTTCTGCTTTGATACATGGGATTATTCTGAAGCTTATCACCATTTGAGCAGAGAGGCTCAAGCTCTAACACAGTATCACGAGAGAATAGGTCGAACTATAATAGTAAGACGGGATATGATTTTAAATGATTTCCGAAATGCTATAGCATTTAAGTCTTGTGTCGTAACAGACGATCGCATTAATATAATCGATACGCCGCCAGTAATGTCAACTATATTAAAAAGGCTTTACCCGCGCAAGGATCCCGCAATAGAGATTTCGACTAATTACCGTCCACTGAACACGTATAATACAACTAGGTGGTCCTGGTTGGATAGAAAACGTGTCGATGTTTATAGGTGGTCCTGGGCAGATGGAGCAGATGCCGATAGCTACGAGTATATTGCTTCCATAGACTACGGAGAAGATACAAACTTTTATGATAGATTACTGCTATCATCGTATGGCTACGGGTATTTGGTCAACAGGGAGCCGACCACAGCCGCGGCCAACATTAAAGCGAGCATTGGCCAGGCAATCTCCAATGGGCAAAGTCCGTCAAGTATCGCATCGCTTAACTCAACACCAGTACAGCTCGACAATCGCGGCTTCGCAACTCCGGCGGTCTTTGCTTTTATGCGTAAATATCAAGGAGAATTCGACGGGGGCAATGCAACCCGAAGTGAAGCAATGGATTACCAATATATTAGCGACAATTACTTTTCGGGGTCTTTGGCTGGTGGCGCCACTGGTTCAGGCCCCCGTTACATGCTGACCGTCGGCTACCAGCCAGAAGATGTAGAGACGGATAAAACGACAAACCTTTTCTACTTTCGCCCTCCACTTGATACAAATACCTTTCTCGCCCCTCCAATCCTACCAAAGGAAGGCAAGGGGGCAGACGAAGAGCGGGTCATGGCCGCGCCGCCATTGCCAAACATGGGACGACGGGCCTTCAGCTCGCTTTGGGACTGGAAGCTGATTAGAGGTATGAAGGCTCAAGGGTATGGTTATAGTGATTCCAGTATCATTCAGGCCACTTCATCCGCATCCGTCGGCGAGGCAACCGCCATCAACACCTGGGACTGGGGCCGCCCTCTCGCCTGCATCCTCGAACTGCTGAGCCTGGGCTTCTCACCGGCGGCTCTCATGCTCACCGCGGAGGAGCTTGAGGCCGTAGCCAACGCCACACCCGCCGATCGCTTTAACTTCTCCTCCTCCCCGCCATGACCGACCCCATCCCCACCACCGAACTCGTGCCGCTCGAAGCCCGTGAAACCGCGATGCTGCTGGCCTTCGCCAACCGTCAGCGGCTACTGCGCGAGGAAGATCGCCGACGCGTCATCCAGGAAGCGGTACGACGGGCGAAGACTTAGGAAACCTGGGGTGTACCGCGGCGTGATGCCAAAGACATGAAAACCCACCGCAAGCTCTTCCCCGAGCTGTTCCACAACGTCACCCCACCCGATCCCGCCCCAGATGGCGAGGCTGGTGGTGGTGACGCTCCCGATCCCGCTGACTCCTCCCCTGGTGGGGAAGGGCCGACACCGGAGGACATCAGGAGGCTGCAGGAGGCGCTCAAGAAGGAGCGGACCCTCAAGGAGCAGGTCGAAAAGCGACTAAGGGCCATTGACCCCCACCAGGTGGAGGAGGCCCGCCGGGAGGTCGAAGAGGCACGGCAGGCCAAGGAACTGGCCGAGCGTGAGGCGTCCACCAGAATCGCCGCGATTCAGCAACGAGCACAGAAGGAGCTGCAGGAAGCCAGGGAGGAGGCCGCGAAGGCCGTGGAAGACGCGCGGCGCCTGAAGGTACGTGTCAAGTGGGAAAGCGAATTTGTCGCGTCCGGAGGGTTCACCGAGCCCAGCGAGATCGATGGCACCACCTCGTTCGATCTCCTCTGGAAGCATGATGGCGCCACGTTTGAAGAGGACGAGCAGGGCCTTTACCTGAAGGGCGCCGACGGCCTAGCCGTGATCGACAAGGAAACCGGCAAGCGCGTTACCCCACGCCAGCACTTCGAGCGGCTCCGGAACGACCGCCTCTATTCGGCGCACTTCCAGCCCATCGGTGGCAGTGGGGGCGGCAGCGGGCCCGGCGTGCGGGGGCGGGTGCAGCACAAGCAGAGCCTTGATGGCATGTCCTCGCGGGATCTGCTGCGGCTCGGACTGGGGGGCAGATAACGGCTTAGGCGGGGTTGGCCTACTGGTGGTAAGCGACGTTGGCGTGATGCCCTCCGAGCCCACGGCGTGATGCCACCAGTAACCATTGCCACCCTTCAAGGTATTCACCAGTGACCGCTCTGACTCTTCTGGAGTCCGCCAAGGCTGAGCAAGACCCAGTCAAGCGCGCTCTCTACCAGGAACTCAGCCTCGGCGAGCTTTCCGGCCTCATCCCCTTCGAGAACACCCCAGGCCCCGGCGTGTTCTACAACAAAGTTGCCAAGCTGCCACAGGTCGGCTTCCGTGGCGTCAACGAGGCGAACGATCCAGATTACGGGATCATCAACCCGCAGTCCGAGGCCTACAAGATGATGCAGGCCGACATCGACGTCGACCTATTCCAGCTGCGGACCGAAGGCCCCGAGGCCCGAATCAATCAGATCACCATGCAGATGGAATCTATGCGATTCCTGTTGGAGGATCGGTTCATCAACGGCAATGAGGCCGTAAACGTCCGGGAATTCGACGGCCTCCGCACGCGAATCAACGTCGGCAGTTCTCAGGCGATCAACGCCAACGGCGCTCTGTCCTTGGCCGCCCTCGATGAGCTGAACGATGCCACCGACGCCCTTGGTGGCCGGAAGGTGTTCATCATGAACCAGCAGATGGGCCGTCGGATCGCAGCCGCCGCTCGCAACAACGGGCTCAGTGGTCTCTACACCACGGACCTGAACGAGTTTGGCCGCCGCGCTCGCTTCTATGACGGCGTGGAGATCGTCACCACCAAGGTCAACGGCCAGAACCTCCCGATTCAGCCGTTCACCGAAAACGCCAACGGTATCGACCCGACTGGTGGAGCCACAACCTCCATCTACTGCGTCGCGTTCGGCCCGAACCTGGTCACCATGCACCAGGGCCGGATGCAGGACGGAACCTTCGGCCCCACCATCCGCGCCCTTGGCGAGCAGGGTGAAGGCGTGGTCGATCGCACCCGCTTTGAGTGGGACGTGCTGATGACCATCAAGAACGGTCGGTCTGCTTCGCGACTCTACGGGGTGACGAATGCTGCTGTCGTGGCCTGATTTCTCCTTCTTCTTTCACCCTGAGAGGTAACCCCAAATGGGACAACGTGCAACCAATCTTGCCACTCGCCTGGCAATGCCATTTGACGCCCTCACTGTGCTAGTGGGTAGCGTCCTTCGCGGCCCTCGTGGCCGCGTGGCTGAAACCCGCACCGGTGCGGCTCAGCTTCTGAACACGTCCCTGAATCACCTGGACGTTTGTCGGATCGTAGCCAGCGGGTCTTCCGCCTCTGCTGGCACCTACACGATCCAGGCGGCGCATGTGCCCGAGGGTGGCACCCTGGCAAACGCCAGCACCTACGCCACCATCGCCGTGATCACCTGCGCTCCCGGCACCCAGCGGATCGCCCTGCAAGGCGACACCGTTGAGCGGCTGGTGCGAGCCGCTGGCAGCCTCACCGGCGAAGTGTCGGTGCGTGCCGTCCGGGCTGTGGCCGGTACCGGTGGCGATACGCCGGCTGGCACCAACACGATTCGCATCGTGCCGATCTACGACTGATCACCTCACGGGGCCCCTCGCCGGGCCCCTTTCCTATCACAATGAGCTACGCCATTCCCATCGGGATGACCCCCGAGCAGGTCGCACAGATCATGAACCCCGACGCCAAGCCTGCGGAGCCCGGTATCGCACCGGAGGACGCCCAGCAGGATCCTGACCTGGTGGGTGAACGCAAGCGCCCGCGCCGTGCAGAGAAGCCTCCGGAGGCGGAAACCTGAGGCATGGAACCGGTCAGCATCCCATTCCCGATTCAGCAAGGCGCGCCGGCTTCGTTGCACCTTCGCTGGCGCAAAAGCGATGGGCCTGTCGTGCTGACCGGCTATACCGCAAACTGGGAAATATGGGACCCAAAGCGCAGGATTAAGTACGCGGAAGTGGCTGTAGAATGGCCTAACCGCAATGACGGGCAGATTCGTGGCCGCCTAACTGCAGAGCAAACCCTGGCAATCCCCACCAGGGCAGGGAAGGCTGTTCATGATCTGCACTTGTTTCCACCTTCTGGCGACTCGTTTTACCTGGTTCACGGGTCAGCGGTTGCAACGCCTCGCGTTTCCCACGGTGCGCCATGAGCGAAGACATCATCGATGTAATGACCACCTGGGGGCCAGGAACGGCATCCCGGGGTATGGGTGAAACCACTCTTATAGATGTACTACCGGAGGGGGTGCCGGGGATTGTAGAAGTATCACTAGACGATTCCGTTCTAGAATTGGAGCGGGAAACCGCAACCATTGAGGTACTTACTCCCGCGGAGCCTGGGACCGGGCTGCCGACATGGAGCGAGCTTGTTTTGCGGTGGGATTCGCAGCCCGTGAAACTGGGACAGATTGCGGCTGGTAGTGTTTACTCTTACACGCTTCAAGGGATAACCAGATACCGGCTTGTGCCTTCGCCTTATGTGATGACACAAGATGCGTTCTACGGCTCTTATGCCAATGGCGTGTTGATGGGCCTCATTACGTCGCGGGTGTGAAGCATGGCAGCCATCACCAGCGCACAAACAGGCCTCGCGTCCGCTACGACGACCTGGGTCGGCGGCGTGGTGCCAGGCGAATTTGACACGGTGACCATCGCAGTAGTGCACACGGTGACCCTAGACGGCGCCTTTACCTGGGGGAACGACGTGATAGGTGGCCTGGTCATCAACGGGCGCTTGAGGGCCAGCCGCGCGGTCAACAGCCTGCTGACGATCAAGGGCACCGTCGCCAACGCCACCACAGGGGAATGGGACTGGGGGGTTGAGGGTGACACCATCCCGGCATCGGTGACCGCCGGGATCCGGATCAACTACTCCGGGGCGATGGCGAATAACAAATACGACATCCGACTCGGCACCACCAATCGCTTCAATCTCATCGGGATGCGTGGCGTAAACAAGCGCCGTCACACCAAGACCACAACGGCGGTGGTGGGTGGCACCACCGTCACCTTCACGGTCGAAGATGCGACCGGCTGGGCGGTTGGCGACTGGCTCATCATCAGCGCCGATACGAACACCGTCAGTGCTCTAGTCGAATCCAAGCAGATCAGCGCAATCAGCGGAAACGATGTCACGGTGGCGACGGCGTGGACGAACAGTCGCGCTGCCGGGGCCGTGGTCGCGAACGTGTGGAGCAACGTATACGTCGAGCACTTCAATGCGGCGAATTTTGCTACGTTTTCAATCATCCCGCGCACGGGGATGCCTGCCAATTCGATAGACATAAAGAATGTCAGCTTTCATGGTGGTGGAACAACGCTTGACCAATCTGCTTTCGGGGTCACAAGCGCGCCCTTCTTCGCCAACTCGACCGCCGTGTTCCGTGATGGCGTGGTCGAGCGGTGCGCGGCGACCAACCTTCGCCGTGACGGAACGCTACCGACAATCGCGACGGGTGCCGGGCAAGGCTTCGGAATGGCCTTTAGCGCCATCGAGTTTGAATATCTGGAATGTGTGGCGGCGTTTCGTGCAGGGCCAAACTTTGGTTCTTCTTATCGCGCTGCCTCGAACGCAATCGGTGTTGGCTTCCGGCGATGCTGCACCTTGAATATTTCCAACGCGCTCTTGTGCAACTTCTCCGAGGGCGGGCAGGGCATCCAGATCACCGACATGGTGGTTCGCAACGTCTCGCTTATCTCCAGCGTCACGCCGGGTAATGCAATCACCTGGAACGGCGGCGACTTCGATAGATACGACCGCTTCGCCGCTCCCGGTGCGGGCTCCATTATCGTGAACGGTGCCAATTTCGGCACCAACAACTCGGGCTTCATCGGTAACAGCCTGTCCACGTCGCTTGCGCTACAAACCTGCGTGATAAACAACTCAACCGTCGGGTTGATGCAGTTGTTCAGTTCAATCTTCACGACCGGCCCTGCAAACCCGCTGGCCGAGTTCTCGTTCGTCAACAAGAACTCCGATGTGACGGTGCAGGAAATCCAGACGGCTCGCGGGTTCATCGCTCGGGATAACGCCGTCGACAAGCGAAGCACCTCCTCTATCCGCTTTCAGCCGCAGCGGGCCGGCGTGGCCCATGGCCGCTCCTATTCGCTGGTGGGCGCGGTTGCGGGTCGTCAGGTCATGGTGCGAGGCAGCCTGCGATTTGACACCGCCTACGGCACAGCCACGCCGCCATCGGTCACACTGTCGGGCCAAGGCAGCACCCCGGCAACCTTCACGGCCCCGGCCACGGCAAACAGCTGGCACGACTTCGCGCTGACCGTGACGCCCGCGTCCACGGGTGATCTGACTCTCACAGTGAGCGGTACAAGCGCCTTTACTACGGGTAACTATTACCTCGATGGTGTTATTATTACACCTTTTGTAGTAGTAGCGCGACACTACGGATACCTGTACAATAACGCTGTATTTCAGACAGTTGATCCCGTCATCAGTGTAAGCAGTGAGGCTACAGTCGCGGCCTACACCGGTATCAGCGTCAACCACGCTACCGACACAATCACGCTGACCGTCAGTCGCACCATCGCGCAGTTTTATGACTACCTCCGCTACGACCTGGGCCTGACCGCAAACCTGGCCGAACCGGACTACGTGAGTGGCACCCTGGCATCGCTGAGCATCGGGGCCTACAACCTCGTCATCAACGGCTGCACCCTCACCAGTGGCGGATCGCTGACCACCACGGGCACGATCACCCTGACCAACGGCGGGGCCTTCGTCGGCGCCAGGACTGACAGCACGGGCACGGTCACATCGGCCACCCTGACCGTGACGAACCTGGTGCCGGGGTCACTGGTGCGTATTCGCCGCACTGACACACAGGCCGTTCTCGCGAGGACAACCGTAGCCGGCACTACGTTCACTTACAACTACAGTCACACAGTTAATGTGCCTATTGATGTAAGTGTGCGCAAATCCACCGGACTGCCGGCCTACCAGGAGTGGTTCAACACAGCCACTCTCCTGGCCGGCGGTGTATCGCTAACCGCTAACCAAGTACTCGACTGAGGGCTCTCATCATGCCAATTGGAAACGACTTCTCTGTCAATGTAAACGGTGATATCCGCAGGCAAGCGGGCGCATCTAGCACTATTTACACCACCCTGGAACTGCACGCCTGGCTGCAGGATCTGGCGGATGATGAACAGTTTTCTGGCGACGATGAGCTTGACTGCTTCTCGCCTAACCCCAGCAAGTTAGACGGGCCTCGCGATGCGGCGGTCGCGTCTAGATTGAACCTGCTAAGCGAAGGATCGATAGCATTCAACCTGGATGCGGCTGCAGCTCAGTTCATAAACTTTGGGTCGATCAAGCAACAGGGCGGAGCGGTTCAATACTCGGGCCTCAAGACCATCGGCGGTATCGTTGCCGCTTCTCCCGTTTATGTAGTACAAAATGGCAATAAACTTACAAAATTCTGGAACAATGGACACATTCAGATCCTTGTTCAGGTTCGCAGCGGCGGCAACCTTATTGACTCCGGTAACGTAACCGCCTTCTCTCGTAAGTGGGGGCAAACCTATAGCCACTTCGATGTAAACCTTTCGGCAGGTGGCGAGTCGAACGCGGCGCTTTCAACTCAAATCGACTCAAGTATTATCCTAACCGAAGCTCAAGCGGCGGCGCTATCGAGTAAAGTTACGGTCACTTTCGGTGATACAACGCTTGACCTTGGCAACGACAATGGCCCGCGCAGTTACAAAGGTACCATTGCCTTATCCGGCAACTGCACCTTGCAAGAAGCCTATCAGTATCTGCAGTACATCACCCGCGAAGGATCCACTACCACGCTGAACGGTGTGCCGGGCTGGCGCTACCGCGTGCTTAATTCCACCTATCCCGAAATTCCAGCGGCACCGTTTGGCGCTTTCGCTGGCGGCACGTTCTTCGTTGCTCGTGGCTGGGCGCTGACCGGAGTGCTTGCTGCGGAAGCGCGGCAGTATCAACTGATCGATCACGATGGCATTACTCAGGTCCCGCCCACACTGGCAACTATCACCATTGGCAACCTGATGGCAGGCGATCGCGTTCTTTGCGTTCGCAGCACCGAAGGCGGCGCCCTACTCATTGATGAATACACTCCTGTGCCAGCGGCCAGCGGCGCCACATCGCTACAGGTTGTAGAACCCATCAAAGGCGATACGCCCACCAGTGGGGTCATTCGCGTTAAGAAGCGGCGCTACACTTATACAGCATATTCCGCTAACACCAAAACCTTTACTGGACTTTCGCCGGCTCTGGCGTCTGCAATCGTTGCCACCGATGATGTGTTTGTTCCTCTCATTGATCGCGCGGCAACCGCAACTAGCGAGAGTGTAACTTTCCCTTATGTCAGTGATTTCAGCGCAAGGGTTGGCGTACGGAATGGATCCGGGACTTTACCTATTCTTCCGTTCGCCACTATCCTGTCTGTAAATCCCATAGGCGGAAGCGTAAATGCAATTCGCCAATATGATGTATAAAAATGTCTTACTACGCAGTCCCTTTCACTTTTAACTTTCAGGTCTCGAAGATCGATATTGACCTTGGAGCGACTGACGTAGATTGCCAAGACCTCTACGATGCCTGTAAACTTGCGCAGGCAAGTGAGGAAGGGATCCTCTATGACCCAATCGCAATCGGCTCCGGCCTCTCCGTCCTCGGCCCCGGTGTCCAGGTCGGTCTCACCGTCAAACTACTGGGGAACTGGCAACTTCAATTCCCGCCCGGTGACTACAACGTCGGAAGGGTTGCTGGAGGAAACCTCGTCGGAGGCCCCGGAGACGACCCCATCGCCTACACCCCAGGAATCCAGATCCTCCTGATCCAGTCGGCGGCATCGACCGTGGTGGTCACTGGTGGGTCATCGCTGACGCCACAGGAGTCCGCGAAGTTGATGGCGCTTGACACGGCTGCGGTCAGGGCGGATCTTGCCGTGGTCAACCGGGGCGTGCAAAACGCATCGCTGCTGATCCCGCACGGGGAGAATCTTCCCTGATGACGCGGAAACCTTGAGCATGAGCGTCCTCACCCCCGACTACCGCTACGAACTTGACCGGGTAGTGCGCGTCATCGACGGCGACACCTTCGAGGTGGTTGTAGGCCGAGACGTGGGCTTCCGCTGCCGCCCCACCTGGCAGATCCGGGTGCGGCTGGAGGGGGTCGATACCCCAGAAATCCGCGGTGGCACGCCAGCGGACCAGGCGCGGGCCCACCAGGCCAGGGAATTCGCGGCGGCGTGGCTCGCCAGGGGGCCTGTGATCGTGGTCACCAGCGGGCGGACAACCTTCGAGCGGTGGCTCGCGACGATCACCCGCGGAGAGGAATCCCTGGCGGACGCGCTGGTGCTTGCCGGGCTGGCGCGGAGGGTGGGATGAGCGACGAAATTCCGCAGCCGTCACAGCAGCCGCGGCCACCCCAGGATCTCAACTACGCCATCGGCCTTCTGGTGGGAACAGTTGATTCCCTGACGAAAGCGGTAGGGAAGCAGGAGGAAAGCCTCCATGCTGCCATCAAGCGATGTGAAGAGCAGTCCGCCACTTACCTGGCAAGACTGGAAAAGATGGAGAATCGTATGTATACACTAGAAAGCAACCTGGTAACAAGGGAAGACTTCAGAGACCTATCTGAGACCGTGCAAAAGCTCAGCGAATCATCCGCAAGGCGCGAGGGTGGAACAAAATTCCTGGGAGTCCTTTCCTCCCAGACTGCCACCTGGCTGGCCGTGATCATCTCAGGGGCGGCGCTGTTGACTTCGCTCACCTCACGCCAGGCACCGGCGCCAAGGGAACTGCCGGAGCAACTGGAACAGATCGGCCAACAGTGAAAAATGCTGGCGGCGCCCGGCGAACCGAGCACCGCTGCCACACGCGCGACGGATCGAGCATGACACCGTGGGCACCACCCCGCGGCGTTCACTAACCGTAGCAGATCCAGAGCGGAGAGAAGCCCCTGGGCCGCGTGGATTCCAGGGGCAGGACCCACCACCCTCAGTAGGCCGGGGTTCGGCAAGCCGCACGAACAATGCAAAACCGGAACGGGTCTGCTACGATTGCAGAGCCACACCACGAGAGCACCCCATGCCCTACTGGGATCCCGAGGACGACCTCCACCCGCACGACTGCGAGGACTACCCCGAGCTGGATGAAGACGACTGCGACGGCTACGAGGGCTCTGAAGCCCTGACCCCGGCCGAGCGGAACCCCTCCATGCTGCGGAGGTGGTGATGAGCACGCAAACAGCTGCCCTTGCCACGCAAGGGGAAACCACCGCACTCAGTAAGTGGGAGGCGCTTGCCGCGGATATTGCCATTGCCTCCGAGCAGGCGGAAGGCAAAGTCTTCAACTATCGCGACAAATGGGAAAACAAGGCCGCCCGGTCCTGGGTTGCCGAGCTTCGCCGCCTCAAGGGCGGCATTGAGCGAGCCCGCAAGGACGCCAAGGCTATCCATTTGGAGCGCGGGCGAGCAGTCGATGAGACCGCCAAGACGCTTGAGGCCGCGGTCCAGGGGCTGATTGGGCCCCATGAGCGCGAAATCAAAGCGCTCGAAGCCGAAGAGCAAGCTCGGATCGATGCCCATAGGTCCGTGCTGGATTTCATCGCTGCGCTGCCCCAAGGCGTCACCACCGCTGCCGACGCGGAAGCGCGGCTTGCGCAACTAGCCGAGGTTGACACCACCGGCCTAGAGGAGTTCGCCAGCGCAGGCGCCGCTCGCCGTGCTGAGGTGTCTGAGCAGCTCCTAGAGCTTCGGGACGCACTGCGCAAGCGTGAAGCGGAGCAAGTGGAGCTGGAAGCCCTGCGGGCCGAAAAGGCCGCTAGGGAAGAGGCGGAGCGCCAAGAGCGGATCCGTGAGCAGGCAATCGCTGATGAGCGGGCCGCGTCGGAGCGTCGTGCTGAAGCCGAGCGCCAAGAAGCGGCCAAGCGTGAGCGCGACGCCGAGCGTCGGGCACAAGAAGCCATCCAAGCGGCGGCGGCAGCAGAGGCCAGGGCACGCGAAGCGGAAGCCAAGGAGCGGGCTCGGCTGGAGGCGGAGCGCCAAGCGGAAGCGGATCGCGTGGTACGCGAGCGCGCCGCGCAACAGGCACGCAAAAGCCGGGAAGCCAAGCTGCGCCGTGAGCTGATCGAGGCCATGACCACCAGCGCACCCGATCGCGTTGCCGATGCCATCATCGCCGGCTCTTTTCACAAAGCGCTCAGCATTGACTGGACTGCAGTTTGAACGGCGCTGATCCCCACCCCCCCCATCAGGTACCCGCCATGCCCTAGCCCACTGCGCCCCGCCGGGGGCCGAAACCCGGTGCCTTCGCCACCGCTCGCCCGCACTTTCATTCACCATGCCAACCCTTCCAATCGATCGCCAGCACTTAAGCGACGCGTCAACAGACCGACTGCTTGACGCCGTTCACGAAATCGTCCACAGGGAAGCCCGGTACCCCGCCGCGGGGATAAGGAACGGCCGGCAGGTTCTCATCCTGGAGGCCCTTCTCCGCGCCGCCGCCGCAACCGCTCGCGGCATCGCCGACAACACGCAGGAGGACGGCTCCCCCCTGGTGGGCGGCGTGGCCAGTCCCTTGCTGAGGCTCACGGGCGTCATCACCACCGCCATTACCGATGCCACCAACCCACAGCACGGCAACACATGGGGAGCTCCGGCCAGCACCCAGGGCCTCGGCATGCCGTCGATGAGCGGGGAGGAGCTGGTGTGAGATGATGTGCATCATCACCTACCCAAACAGGTATGGGCTCACGACAATAGAGTGGATAGCCCCGGCAGGGTGGACACTGCAACAGGTCTCGGACGCCTTCCGTAGGCAGCATCAAGTGTAGCCATTGCACATCACCATCATCCCCTAACTCATCGCCACGGTCGCTATCGGCCGTGGCTTTTTGCCATGATAGCACATTCTTCCACCACGCCAATGGACCCACGCTTTCGGGTGGCACTCATCACAGCCACCCCCAACCCGCAGCAGTGCATCTACGCGGCCATGCACCAGGACTACAGCGAGGGCTTTGTCGCTGACGATCGAGGCGACTGGCCCAATGAGAAGATAGCTGGTGAGATCTGCATCAAACGCCTGCTGGCTGGCGAACGGGGCCATTACGGCCCGCTAGAGCATGCCCAGATCGTACTGAATGTGGGCTGGTTCCCTCATTCCGTGATGCAACAGGCCCGCACCCACCGGGTGGGGGTTTCGTTTGACGTGCAGTCGATGCGTTACACGGGTGAGCGCATTTGCCGTGCTGCGACGGGGCAAATTGATTTAGAGGAGGTATTTTACTTGCGGCCGGTTGGCGACTACAGCGACCGCCAGGGCAAAAAGTACCGCTACGGCCAGAACCAGCGGGGGATCGATCGAGAGCTCTGCCGCGCCGCTGCCGAGCGCTACCGCGACCTGGTGGCCGCTGGCTTCTCCGAAGAACACGCCCGCGGCATCCTCCCCTTCGACTACCGGCAGCATTTCGTGGTGAGCTTCACCCTGCGGGCCCTGCTGCACTTCCTTGACCTGCGGGCCAAGTTGGACGCGCAGCAGGAAATCCGCTGGCTGTGTGAGCTGATCTGGCCCCGCCTGCAGGTGTGGGCGCCAGAGATCGCCGCCTGGTACGAGAAAAGCCGCCTACACCGGGCCCGGCTGGCGCCGTAGGGAGACGCGCGGCCCGTGCGCGTAGGCACGGGCCAGCTCCCTCAGCCGCCGATCCTCGGGGCGATCTGGTGGGATGTACGCCTCACAGAACAGCGCGATAATTGGCGGCGGCAGGTCGCTGCCTCCCTCCCCTGCCGGCGCGGTTCGTCGCTGGCAATCCTGGCACTCCTCCAGCCAGTCATCGGGGCCGTCACCCCAACCGGGGCAGTGGGCGATGGGGTCAGCCGGGGTCGTGGATGGATCTGGCGTGGCTTTGGGGGTGGTCATGGTTCGGCTGTGGTGGTGAGGTGGCTGCCGCGCTCCACTGGTGGGAACCGCGTTGACGTGGCCGATCGACGCTCCGCCCCGCAGCCGGGGCAGTAGTTGACTGAGTGCCGGGTGCCAGCCATGTGAGGCATCACCAGCACAGTGGGGTCATCCTCCATCGGATACCAGGCGACGCTATCGGCCCATGCTGGCCATGCGTCGCAGCATGGTGGGGTGGGGTGGTTGCTCATTGTTGGGGTGGGGTAGAAGGTTCAATCAGCCCTAATTCATCCAGCGCGATTACAACTCCCCACCATTGCTTAGAGCATTGAGCCTCCCAGCAGTCGGTGCATAACTGATTGACGGGATGATCGTCAGCTGGCCAGTTCTCGTGGGGCTGTGAGCAGCGGGCGCAGTGTTCCATGCAGTCTTCGGTCATGGTTCAGAAGGCGTCAGTCCGCCCATCGGATCCAGGTGGTAACCTTGAATCCCTGGTAGTTGATTCCTGTGACTATATTCAGGCCATTCCGACCATCCACAGGAAAAACACCCCCAGGGTCCAAGTATCCGACCGACGCCAACATCAACATCGTCGCGCTCGCATTGCGCGCCGCATTCAGGACAGTTCATGGCTCACACCCTCGCCCCCACGACCCGCTCGGGCTGATCCTGATACTTCCCCGCCCGATCCCGGTAGGTGGTCTCGCACGGCTCCCCCTCGAAGAACAGCAGCTGGCAGATGCCCTCCTCCGCGTAGATCCGGCAGTCGGCACCGCTGGAATTGCTGAATTCCAGGGTGAGATGCCCCTCCCACCCGGCCTCCGCTGGCGTGGTGTTGACGATGATGCCAAGCCGGGCGTAGGTGCTCTTACCCAGGCAGATCACAGTGATGTTCGGCGGCACCCGCAGCCGCTCCAGCGCCACCCCGAGGCCATAGGAGTGGGCCGGCAGGATGAAGTAGCGCCCGTCCTCGTCCTGGTGCAGCGGCGCCGGCTCCAGGTTGGCGGGGTTGAACCGCTTCGGGTTCATCACCGTGCCGGGCACATGGCGGAAGATCAGGAACTCCCGGGCCGAAAGGCGCAGATCGTAGCCGTAGGAGGAGGTGCCGAAACTGAGGACGGGGAGGGTGCGGAGTCCCCGGTCATCGCTGGTCAGCAGCTGCCGCGCCAGCCACGGCTCAAACGGATCGATCATGCCGGCGGCGGCTTGTTGGCGGATCCAGCGGTCGTTTTTTAGCATGGGTCAGTTTTCGGTGGGGAGATCGGGGCAATCACTGAATGACATATCGCGTAGTTTTTTGATCTGCTTTTCTAGGCTTGCGATCTTCTTTTTGCGTTGCGCTTCCGCGGCTGCAATGGCTTCGGCTTTTGTGGCGTGCCATTTGGCGGGGGAAATTATGTTTGCAGAACCGTAAGACCCACTTTGTTTGTAAAAAACATGGCCCTTCAGTGCGCCAGAGCAGATGGGGTCTCTCAACCTCCTTATCGCTATCCCATCAGTTAGCGCGTAGCTGGTGTCGTAGACGTGGTGTTGCACGGGTTGGTTCTCGGTGGTGGGGGTGGGGAACAAAAGGCTATTCATCCTTTTCATCATCGCCTTCTTTCAGGCTTAGCATCGTGTTGTAGTCATCCTGAAGAGTCGTCAAGCGGCGACGAACCAGGTTTAGCGCCGCATCTTGTGCTGTTTTTGCTGATGAATTACCGGGAATGTTGAGAGGCTGAAGTAGAAGCCCGCACGATTCTGATATGACGCACCATTGACCAGGATAGTACAGGTGGCGGGTAACGGTAACCCGTAGGTCACCACACTCAATCATCCATGATTTAGGTTCAATCTTGCCTCGTTCACCGTGGGAATATCCCGTGGTGTCTTTCCACGCTTTCATGGTTATCCTTTGGTGGTGGGGGTGGTGTTTGCTGTCAAGATCACTCCTCTTCTTCCTCCGCTTGCCATAGTTCTACCTCCCATGGCGTGGGGCAGTGGCAAATATTCCCCCGGTTAAATTCGTCAAGGAGTTCGACTTCTTCAAATTCCGCGCCGCTTTCGATGTCGCGTTGAAGCATCCTATCTAGCGCTTCGCCTGCAATGTCAAAAGCTCTCCCTTTTGCCTCGTCTTCTGACTCAGCTTTGACGGACAGGCAGACGTGGCCTGCCATCGGGATCATCACGTAGAAGGTTTTCATTGCGGTTGGGGTGTTGGGGTGGTGGTGGTGTTGCGCACGGTGACACGATTCGGTCCTGTATACGTGCCGGCGTCAAGTTGTAGGCAGATCTCCCGTGCTCGATCGTAAACCAGCTCGGGATCCGAAGTGGGGCCGGAGATGCGAACCTTAATAGGACCGCGCTTTAGCCCACCCGATGGTTTTGGAATACATTCAAAGCATCCAACAGAGAAAGTGCTATACCTGTATCGACTAAATCCGTTCCGCGGATCACAACTCCCGTACCAGGTGTGCATCCAGGGTTGTAGTTCGATCATGGTTCTCCTTTGGTGGTGGTGATGACTTCGTCTGCCGGGGGGCGCATTCCGACTATGTTGCCGTGAAGGCCCTGGGCACGCTGTAGTTGCAACCTGGCTTTATCTAGGTGTCTTTGCGCTCGCGCTATTAGCTCATCGTGGGCATCTTGCCATGTGTTAAACACCCTGCCGGTTTTTCTGAGCTTGTATTCACTGGTTCTTCCATGCCAGTCGGGCACTTTTAAGGTGGCAAACGCTGGTGTTTCATTTACCAACTCGCACCTTAAAATCTTTGCCTCCGGAGTAAATTTCTCCGCTTCCAGTAAATACCTGTAAACCTTTGGCTCGGTCATGGCTGATCCTTGGTAGTGGTGGTTTCATCTGCCGGGGCCCTCCCAGTACCGCCGCACGCATTGCATGGGCGGTACTGGGTGCCATTGGCGGCGCTCACACGCCAGGCGATGCGGCCTTCCCCTCCGCACCTTGAGCACAGCCCTGTGGAGGCCACCCATTCGGCTGTGGCGGCTGCCACGTCCGCGGGGGTGATGATCACCTCCCGCAGCTGGCTCCGTCGTGGCCACTTCGGCCGGCCCTTGCGTGGGCCTCGGCTGATCACCCCCACCGGAACAGCCCCGGCGAGGCTGTAGCCGATCGTGACGCGGGCATCGCCCAGTACCCGGTAGATGCGGGGCTGCCAGTCGTCGGGCAGGCCATGGACCTGGCGGGCGGCCATGGCGTGGAAGTCGGGGGCGCTCATGGTGCCTCCCCGGCTGGGGTGGGCCGCGTAGTGTCTATTTTCCAGTATTTGCATTGTTCTTTTCGCATTCCCTTATGCGCAAGATTACAGTCGTCGAAGTCTCCTGTATCGATGACGCAACTCGTGGGAAACATGCCTGGCTCAAGGTCAACATGGCAGCCATATCGAAGTTCTCCGATATTTTCGGCCATTTGCTTAACTGCATCGGCTGCATCGTGCAAACCTAGCCGATTCGCTACCGAAATCAGATCAGCCATCTGATCCGCCAGTGGTTCCTGAGATTGAGGCCAGGCTGGCAGCCTACTGAGATCGATCGTCATGGTTTTCCTTTGGTGGGGGTGGTGTTGACGCGCTGCCAGTCCCGCAGCTGTCGCTCCGTTAGCGCGTCGTAGCAGGCCCGGGCGGTGTGGTGGCCGATGCCCACCAGGTCGCCGCCGGGGACCTGGTGGGCGACCCATATCGGCTGCCCGAGGGATTCCTCGCGAGAGATCTGGTGGCCATCGCCAGCCGCATACAACAGGGGCCGTAGCCGCTTGTAATCCTCCCGGTCGGCGAGGATCGCTTGCTGCTGAGCCCATGCCAGGCGTTCGGGTTCAGAGATTTCCTCCCATCGACGATTCTGGCCGGATTTGTTCCATCTCTTCGCCAGCTGCGCGGGAGTGAACAGGTCTATGTCGTCGGCCATGGTTGATCTCCCTGGTGGGCGCTGGTTAGCCTAGCAACAAGGCTTAAGAATTCGAGGCGAATACGAATGTCATTCAGGCCAGAGCAGTCGTCTGCAGGTAGCACAGCATCCACCGCGGCGCGTATACCGTTCGCTATGCATTGCCTATAAACAGAATCGTTAATAAGACACACATTGCCATTAGTAGCTGCTTTCATTACATTGAACGCGTCGGCGCTCAGTGGTTTCAGGTCACTCATTGGGTTGTTCCTCACTGGTGGGTTGGTCGATCAACAACCCTGTATAAAGGCTGTGCATTTCGTGCCCTGGATCATCGCGGCCATCCGCGAAATACAGCTCCTCAAGGCGCGCCTGACGGGCTGCCTGTTTGGCGTGATCTGCCGGGGGTGGTGGGGTGGTCATGGCTGTTGAGATGGGGGATGGGACGGCTGAGAGGTGGAAATAGCCCAATGAGGGAGGCTGACGGTGTGATGACCGAGGCGCTCCGATGGCTTCAGGAGAACCCATGCGCCATCGACCGGCCCCAGGTGCGACGATCCAAACCAGCACTTTCCTTCATCATCGCAGTATCCATCGTATCGCTCCCATGGTGGCCTATAAAAATGGTTGACCATGGCTGCTACATCGAATGACTGGGGTTGTGGGGTGGTCACCACGGCTGCATCTCCTTCCCCTGGGGCGGCTGGGGGATGGGGATGGCCCAGTGGGGGAGAAGCCAGCCGCGAGCGTCATCCATGCCGTCCATCGGCAGGAGGCTCCATCGCGCAGTAGGCGTAGGGCCGTGTGACCACCAGCACCGCCCATCGGCGTCGCACCACCCCTCCCGCTCCCACGGGCGCTCAGCCACCGCCACCGGCACAACGGCTGGCGCGGGCTGGCGGAGGAGGGTGGCGGCGCGTTCCAGTGCTGGCGTCAGTTCAGTTTCACCGAGCGCACCGATACTCTCCATTTTCCGCAGGTGCGCAGCATGGTTCTCAAGCCAGCTGGCCAGCTTCTCCCGCTCCTCATCGCTGGCGGGGGCGGGGGTTGGCGCCGGGGGCTGGGCGGCCACCTTCCACGCCTGCCGCGCACGCCTCAACAGCGGCACCCCCACGCGGGGGTCCACTCCCTCGGCATCGCACAACTCCTGTAGGCCGCCGTAGTCGCCGTCAACGCCGGGAACGTCGATCCCAGCAACGGGCGGGCGCAGGTGCGGGAGGATCCGGGCGCGGAGCTGATCCAACAGATTGTCGAGGGTGTCGCAGCCGTACAGGGGAGCCCACCACTCGAGGCCGTGGGGGCTGCTGACCAGCTGGGCGCCATCCTCGTGGCCGGTGCCCCGCTGGTAGGCCCCCTCGGGGCTCAGCAGGGCATCCATATCGAGGGTGGAAGATGCGGCAGGCGCCGGGGGCTCCGCTGCCAGGGCGGCGCGGCCAGCAGCGATGGCATCGCCAAGCCAGATCGAAGACTCGCCACCCTCTAGCAGGGATGACCACGGCTCTAAACCTCCGTTCATGTCGAGGCCGCTGACTCCTTCAGAGGCGGCGGCCAATAAATCGATCTCCGTTATCAGATGGGTTAGCGCATCACGAATAGGGTTAGTCATTGATTCTCCTGTTGATGAGTAGGATTCATGGCTGCGAGTTTGTTGCGAGCGTTGCGGTAGCCGACGCGAAGCCCGCCAACATATTCCGTATCCGCGCGATCTCCTGTTCTCCATTCCTCCGGGCAATCCGGCAACTCCGGCCATGCCACTTGCGACGGGTGAGGAACGGCAGGGCTGCCCCATCGGGCAAGTGCAGCGCGGATGGTGGCGTAGAACTGCTCCGGCAGAAAACATCTCTGCCATTGTTCATTACACACCAATTCCTCGTCTGGGATCAAATCTGATTGATCAGCCCATTCCTCAATCTCCCCATCACTTGGCGGAAGCGCTTCCGCTACGCCTAAGGTGGCTTGCTCAAGGTTCATGGCTGACGGCTGTGAAGCTTTGAGGTAATCAATGTGCATCAGGCACTCCATTAGCTCGGTGCCGCAAGGGCTAAGCTGACCCTGGGTGATGATCCATTTTCGCAAATCTTGGATGCTGCGAGTTTTGACGCGAATAGGGTCACTCATCACCACCCTCCCATGCGCTGCCATCAACAGGGGCTCCCTCGTAGTTCGGGTGCCATTGATCTAGGCACCATTCCCATACGTTGCCGTGCATGTCGTACAACCCCCAGTCATTGGGCGGGAATATTCCTACCGGTGTGGTCTGCTGGCGATATTCGCCGCGGGGGCCACCGTTATAGGTGTAATTCCCATCGTAATTAGCTTGATCTGGGGTTATGGTTTTGCCAAAGTGAAACGGCGTGGTAGTGCCAGCTCGGCAGGCATACTCCCATTGAGCCTCACTGGGCAAGGTGTAGGTGTCGCCGGTTTGCTCGCTCAGCCGCTGGCAGAATTTCATGGCGTCATGCCAACTTACGCACTCTACAGGGAGGTCTTCGCCCTTGAAGTGGGAGGGGTTGTCTCCCATGACACTCACCCATTGCGCCTGGGTGATGGGGGATTGGCTCATCCAGAAGGTTTCTAGAGTTACCTTGTGTTGAGGTGATTCGCTGGCGAAGTGGCTTTCCTCGCTGGTGGGTGAGCCCATCAAGAAGCTACCGGTTGGGATTTTCACCATCACAATATCGGTGGCGGGGGGGTTCCGGGAGGTGAGGCGGAACCCAACGTCGCAGCAGGAGAGGGCCGGGTGCCTCCTGAACCGGTAGGCCGAGCGGCAGATCTGAGGATCGTTGAACCAGGAGCCGCCGCGCAGAACTCGGGAAATTCGAGACATGATACCAAGGGTGGGATGGGAGAGGCAACACACACGGAAGCCGATGCCGTGGTTGGCACCGGCGGGGGGGAGGTTGAGGCGGTAGGCCGAGCGGCAGTACACCGGGAGGCTGCGCCAGGAGCCGCCGCGCAATATGCGGAAAATTCGAGCCATGATACCAAGGGTGAGCTGGGGGAGGCGGACAACACGGAAGCCGATGCCGTAGTTGAAGGCAAAGGCGGGGTGGTAGCTGAGACGGCGGGCCGAGCGGCAGCCCTGGGGACTGCTAAAGCAGGAGCCACCGCGCAGCAGGCGTTCCTTAGAAAACATCGACAAGCCCCGCCGCACGATCTACCAGGGCAGCGTCAGCGAAACGATTTTCTCTGCGCAATGCAATGACCAGTGCGGACAGTCGCTCAGAGAACTCTTCATTCGACAAGGCGGCGCACGCGTCTTTGGCGCTGCTTATTTTCTCATTGAGATGAACCAGCTCGGGCAGTTCGGCAGGGAAAACGATCGGCATGATCGGGTGGGGCGGTGTGGCTCTCACACTGTAGCACGTTGCCGGGGCTCTGGCGCGGGTCCTACCCTGCGAATCAGGTAACCAGGGCTGGCGTTTGAGCCTCGTTCGTAGTTGAGGAGGCCAGCACTGCGCAGATCGGACAACCGCTTGCTGAGCGAAGGCGCACCGCAGCCGAACCAATCGCACATCTGCCAAACCGGGTACCGCCTGGCGGCTTGCCGACCGCGCTTCCTTGTCTGGTGGGCAAGGTGCAAACAGTCGACAATAACAGCGTTAGTATACTTGTGGCGATTCATCATAAGATAGACGGCGAGATCAGGTGTATCCATTACTTTTTCCTCTGCTTCGGTGCCCGGCCGATGGATCCAGCGGGCTTGCGCACCGCGGGGCGGTTGTTTTTTCGTTTTGGTCGAGGCCTGGGGATAGGCCTCAGGAGAGGTACCCCACCAGGGGGGAGGCCGACATGGGTAAAATGGTAGCCAGGGCGGGCGCTTGAGCCCTTGTCGTACGTGACCAGGCCGTGACGGACAAGGTAGATCAGCCGGCGGGAAACCGTCTGGGAGCTACACTTCCAGCGGCGCTGGAGCTTTTCCCGTTCGATCGGCTGATCAGGGCCGATCTCGCAATCAGACCATAACCTGTGCAGGAAGATCAGATCTAGTAGCCCTTTAGCCTGGTATGTGGATTGATACCTTTCGGCAAAATCTAGAATCTGCTCAATCGTTTCCATAAACCTCCGGCCAATTGTTGCGGATCATGTTGTCAATTCGCCGGGGCAGCGGCAATGGCTGCCCTGTTTCATCAAGTGGGAAGGGGCCAATGGCCCCTCTGAACTCCCGATCTGGCCTCGCCCGGATGGACAGGCTCGCATACCGGTAACCGGGCGCCCCCCATCGGAGGGAGGCGATGACCAGGGTGCCGTAGTTGATACGCCACTCGGTGGGGGAGTGGCGCTCCCAGGGAGGGTTCAAAATGGCACCTCTTCATCCGGGCCGTCGGAATTGCTGGTGAGCCAAGCTGCCGGGCTTGGGGTGGGGGCAGGCGGACGGGACTGGGCGGGGGTGCGGGGCTGTGCCGTGGTGGGGGCGGGTGGCGTGGCGCTGCTGCTGAGAAGAAAAATATCTACAACTTTGATCACAACGCTAGTCTTTGTTTCGTTGTTTCTATCTGTATAAGTATCAGTCTTAACGCGACCTTTTACCTCAACTTCTTGGCCTTTACGGCAAGAATTGAGCATGAAGCTAGCGGGCGTATTTTCCTCGTCAGATTTACCCCACGCTTCAAGGGTAAACCAATAGTCCTCGCGGGGGTCGTCCCGCTTTTTATCGGCAAGTGGTACAGCCATACGCGCCTTGGCAACGTATGACCCCGATTCAAAAGAGCGGCATTCGGGATCTTGGCCAAGCCGGCCCCGGAACGTGTGAATTTCGGCGCCAATGATTTGGGCGATGATCGGGTTCATTGCGTGAATTGCAGGGTGAGTGTGGTCAAGCCGCCGGAGCGTCTGTGATCATGGCGGCCAGGTCCGCCGGGTTGGCGAGGTCCTGGCCCCAGGTGGCGAGGGGTTCGTCGTCGGAGCCGACGCCGGACTCGTCAGCTAGGTCAACGTCGTCCCCGTGGTGATCGGAGACGACCGCGAGGACGCCCGCTTCAGCGGTGGAGGCGTTCCACCGGGCGATGGTCTCAGCGCTGGCGCCAAACCTCGCTAGGCGGCCTAGCACCCTGTCGCTGAGCTGCCCCAGCCCGGTCGTATTGGGGGCACCCAGTTCGGCCAACATGGCGCGGGTGCCCTCCGTCGTCAGGCCCGCGTCGCGCAGTCGCTGAATCGCCTGTGCCTGTAGCTGGTCCCTAGTGGGTTCCTCGGTCACGGTAACGGTCACCATGCCGTCTTCGTTGATCTCACCTTGTGCTCCCAGCTCTTCAGGCGTGTAAGGAGTGTGCCCGCCAAGGGCATCGGGACAGTGCGTGCGCATGCCGGCGGTAAGGCAACGGGCGAACAGCATCGCCTCGGGATACTGCGTCCACGGGCCGTTCTTGCCCAGTAGCCCAGCCCGCTTTGCCATCTCCATGCTGAACACTTCCACGCCCAGCTCTTCCTTCCCGGCCAAGAACTTGATCCGGCAGATTTCGGCGGTCTTCTCTAGCACTCGATAGTCGTAGTGCGGGTGGCGCTTAATTGCTTGCGCCATTGACTGAGCGCTAAACCCTGGGCGACCGTTGACCACGTAAACGCTGGTCACCGACGCAAAAGGCGTCATACCGGCCTCCATGCCGGCAAGAAGCTGTACCGCGCATTTCGCGATCTGCTCTTCGGGGTTTCCACGGCCAAATAGACCGGAAGCAGCAAAAACCCTAGCAAGTCGGGTCAAGTCGTCAACGCTTCTGACCTGCAGGAAAAGACTGGTGCTGCTGGGCAGAGCTAGCGCTGCGCTAGTAGGTGTTTGTGCCATGGTCGTTTGCGGTGTGGCCAGCGCATCATACCACGGCGGTTCAGGATCCGCATCGTCCGACCCGCCCTAGGCGCCAAACGGTCCCGACACGATCGCCTTCGCCTCCTCAACGGATCGGGCAACACCAGCCAGGCCCCCGAGGCCGCGGACCATTTGGATGAAACTCGCCTGCTCCGGCGTCGGGCGGGTCGCGGCCTTGAACTCAACCGCCGAGAACACCGCCACGCGGCGCCCAACGTGCTCGGGCAGGATCAGCCGCGAAGACAGGCCGATGCTGTCCGAGCTGCCAGGGCACAGGCCGGCACGCAAAGGCCGGGGAGCCCGGATCACAATGTCACCAGGGAGGAGCGACGCACCTACGGCGTTGCGGTTGCTATCGGTCACCCTCTGGGTCTTCCCCACCCAGCCGGTGCCCACATTGTTCCGGTACATCCTGGTATGCTCGCCGGCCATTGCCAGGATCGCTCTTTGTTGCACTTCGTGCTCACGGCTAGCCATGGTGGTGCGTGGTGGGAATGCCATGGTGCCACAACCGGAAACCTGACATGTCTACGAAGGGCAGCGTGCCGCGGCGACTTTCCACTCGCACCCTGGTCATCGCCTGCGGCGTGCTGGCGTTTCTGGCGCTGGCCTACCGGACCGCGTACATCTTGGACTGCCGGCGATCGACCGGCCGCCTGGAGCGCTGCTGGCAGGAGGGCCCGCTGGTGATCTCCATCGACGAGCTCACGCGCCTGGCGACCATCTCAGGCCTGGCGGGGTGGGCTGGTTTCAACACCTACAACCCTGCCCTAAGCGATCCTCGTAAACGCAATCCCAAACCACCACCACCGCAATGAGCACACCCACCACAGTCCCAGCCGCGAACTTTGTCGACCACCTCGACATGGCCAAGGCACACCACCGGGCGTTCATCTGGTGGGCACTCGAACGGCTGCAGCAGCTGGACCCCACCGCGCTGCGGCGAGACTCGGAGGGCTACGCCATCTGGCAGGGTGCCGTGCCTGGAAAACCCGCCGCATCTGGTAATCCCGTGGCGCTCGCCTTGCCCCTCGTGCAGGAATTCGAGGGGTGCAAGCTGACGGCCTACCCTGATCCCGGTACCGGTGGCGAACCGTGGACGATCGGATGGGGGAGCACCAGCTACGGCGACGGCCGTTCGGTGCAGCAGGGGGACACCATCACTCAGGCTGAGGCCGATGACCTGCTGATTCAGCGGCTGGAGCAGGACTGCAGGGTGCTGGCGGGGCGGATCCCGCGGTGGGGGGAGCTGAATGCCCACCAGCAGGCGGCGCTGCTGTCGTTCTCCTACAACGTGGGGGTGAACTGGTACGGCAGCGAGGGGTTTGCCACGATCACAGCCCGGATTCGCGATTGGGACTTAGCAGGGGTACCGGCGGCCATGCTCCTCTACGTCAACCCAGGGACGCCCGTGGAGGAGGGCCTACGGCGCAGACGAAAGGCCGAGGGGAAGCTGTTCACATCTGGTGGGCCAGCACCGGCAGCAGCTGCGCCCGCGGCTCCGAGCGAGTGGGCTGCTAGGGTGAGGGCGCTGAACCTCAGCCAGCCGGATTCGAGCACCTGCCAAGCGACCTGCATCGCGATGGCGGTCCGGGATCCTGACATCCCGGCGATTCGCCGCAAACTGGTGAACATCGGATCAGCCGGAGACCCTGCGGTCATGAGGCGAGTGATTCAGTCCTACAAGGAGGTTAAGTATGAATACGATGGTAACGCTAGCCTGGAAAAGGTATACGGCTGGCTCAAGGCTGGTGAACTGCTCATCACCCACGGCTGGTTTACTGGGAGTGGTCATGTCATCTGCCTCGATGGGTTGAAGAAAAAACCGGACGGCTCGCATGACATAAGTGTCAAAGATCCATGGTCTAAATTCAACGCAGAATCCTGGGGATACAATAGCTCAGAGAAGTTCTACGATGGCTTCTATAGCGACCGCGAGATCTATGCGGCTTGCGTTGCGGGCGCCGGTGCTGGCGATGCTAGGCGCATTTACCAGTCCGGCGCCTTTGACGCAAAACGAGGCGGGATGTGGGTTCACCGGTTCCTGGTGTAGGATTCACTGGTAAACACGGAGCGGCTGGCACTGTTTCCGTGTTGATCGTCCTCTCAGGTTTTGGCCTGAGGGGATTTCGCCTTTCGGGCCCGCTGCATCCGCAGGCGGTTCTCCTCTCGGCCGGCTGGCGAGCCACGCCAGCAGCGCGAACACAGGGGGAAGGTTTTGGCGCTACGGATTTGGCAGCCGCAGGGGCAAACCGCCAGCGGTGGTAGCTCGCCCCGCTGGCGTTGCCGATGGCGCTTGACGCGGGCAGTGGAGGGGTTAGGCACAGGTCAGGACTCGGGCAGGTTCAGCGCTTGACGCCAAACCGCGGCGCGGCACTCAGCCCAGTTTGTGGGCGAGCAACGGTTAGTCCAAATATTAACGGTCCATATCGTCACCGGGATGATGACAATCAAAAAGCCGAGAAGACGTAGCCGGGAGTTATTGAACATCACGCCACCTCCGGCCAGTGCTGTTGCAATTCCCGGTTGATCACGCCCATGGCTGCTTTCTTGCCGGGGCAGTGGAGAACCTTAACGCCTGGGTAGAGCTGGTCTGACCGCGGGCGGATGGCCCCCTCCCAGAGGCCATCGGTGCCGGCCTGGGGTCGGATTACGGCGACGCACTGCCCCCACGGCAGGAACACCTGCCAGGTGTCGGGCTCCGTGGTGTGGAGTTGCCAGGCGGTCATAAGGTTTCTCCGGGAATCGCCCGGGACGGAGGGAACTGTGGATTCGGGATGATCGGCGGCTTCGGCGTGGTGGTGCCGCCGTGGCCGTGGCCGCGCTGGATCCAGTCGTCACCACGGACGACCGCGATGCCGAGCAGGCTGCCGAGCAGGCTGCCAAAAGCCAAAGCAAGAACTAAATCAATCACGGGAACTCCGGGGAGATGAGCAAGGATCAGGCTTGACTGGCGTGATCCAACCACGCTTCCGCGTATGTCTGCACTTCCGCCAGCTTGGCAAATGCCTCTTCTCGCTCTTTGCGGGCCCGTTGCCAGGCATCGTCTCCCTGCAGGTAGAAATCGCGGGCGTTGCAGGTTGCGGCTTCCAGCGCTTTACTGGCGGCTTCAAGTGCATCGGAGACAGCGCGGTACTCGCGAACTAGCGACTTAGCGCTGGTTCCGTTGAGGTGAATTGTTGGGAGAGTTGCCATAGCTGGAGAGCGGGTGGGACGGTTGCCGGATAAGCTCCGGCGGGCCGTGGGGTCAAGTGGGAATCTTTATTGCAGACGAGGGAGAGGATTGCTGCCTGTCTGCCCTTTGCGAATCCATTCAATCACCGGGCCTACGGGCACTTGATCTTGCCATTTATATATACCGGTGCTTTCGCGTTCCACGCATGTAACTTCAATCTCTGATCCATCCGCTCCGCGGTAGATACTGGATCCGTAAAGTTTCGCAAACGAAGGGCTGTAGTAAGCCCGGCGAAGTTGATTGGTCATTGTGCAATTGCAATGGGGGAAGGTGCCGGATAGGCTCCGGCGGGCCGGAGTGGGGTCAGGCCTGCCCTTCATTGATATGAGCCTGGCGCTTATGCTCTTCCCCCCATGTATAAAGACCCCAGCGGGACGGGGTTAAAACGAATCCTTCTCGGCCAAATCCGGCAACTTGACCATTTCTGTCACGCAGAACATGAAACCTTTTCAAGCAGAGGCTCAGTTTGTCATCAATCGAATCGGGAAGAGCAGTGCCCGTGTATCTTGCCGCAGAATGACGCAGGATGTCCATCTCGGAGGGGGTGTAGCTATTCATGGCGTGGGATGGGGTGATGGGTGGGTAGGCCGGATAGGCTCCGGCGGGCCTGGAAAAATTAGCCATTAGCCAGCCAATGGCGGGCTTCCGTTTCGGTCATGTCGTCAGTAATTGGCCAGCTGTCAACTTGAAAACAGGTAACCCGTTCCCACGAATAGCCGGTCCACATGCCGGTACGGTGGTTGAAGCGAATGGAGCGACCGCAGGGCCTGGAAGGATCGGTGCTGCTGCTGCTGCTGCTCATGGCTGGCGGTGGCGGTGTGGCGTGGTGTTGCCGGGATTGGCTCCCGGCGGGCCGTGGGGCTGGTCAGACGCGGCGGGCGCCGTCCTTGGTCAGGTCGGACCGGAAGGCGCGCGCTTCGGTGCGGCTCATCTGAAAGGTGCCAGTGACCTGCCAGCGGCCAGTGCGGCCGTTTAGCGCTTGACGAAGCACGCTGATACCGGATTGATTAGGGGTGAAGGAGAACGTTTGGCAGCCGTCGGAGAGGGTGTGGGTCATGACTGGTGGTTTGCGGTGTGGCATCGGGTCTCTCGCCCCGACTTCCATACTGTAACAACTGGCGCACAGGCTGGCGACCCTTCGCGTGGTCTGTTCACAAACTGTCACGCGTGACCGGTCAGTCGCGCCAGTATGCGCCGCAAGTCCGAGGGGGACACGTACTCCAGGCGGGAACCAGACGCAGCCAGGCGGGCGTTTACCGCCGCAATCTCCTCCTCCCTCGCCACCACCGCGTAGCGGATCGTGCCGGTGTCGCGGTTGATGAGCAGCCAGGGCAGCCGCTCGCTCATCCCCCCACCCTCGCCAGCCGCGCCGCCAGCACATGCTGAGCCCAGCCGCGGGGGTTCTTCATCCCGCGCTGCTTCCCGAGCTGCACCAGATCCTCCAGCGTCTGCGCCTCACCCTGCTCGCGGCGGCGTTCACGGCGGCGCTGCATCTCCACCTCCACCAGCTCGCCCTCGATGTGTTCCAGTTCGCGGCGCTCCGCCACAAATTCATGGCCGCAATGTGGGCACCTTGGCTTGCGGCTCTCAACCACGTTGAAGCAACCAGGGCACACTTTGAGCGAGAGGGAGGCTTCGCGAGACTTCTTGGCGTGGCCGTCGAGGCTCCACTCGCGCTCTATCAGGGGGTGATCCAAGCGGCTCGGGTCCGAGTTCCCAACGTGGTCGAGGATGATCAGGTCTTCCTTGCCGGGTGCAATTCGCATCCCTCGGCCATTGCCCTGCAGCCAGTCCACCAGGCTGGCGGTCTTGCGCAGCCACAGCACCGCGTCGATCTCCGGCACGTCCACCCCGGCGATCCAGAGCTTCGCGCAAGCCACCAGGTCAAGCCTGCCGGACCGCAGACCCCAGATGGCCTCCTTCCGGTCCTCCTTCTTGCTGCGGCAATGGACTGCCATCGCCCGATAGCCGGCGCTTTTCCACTGGTCAGCAACCCCCTGGGCGTGAGCGGTGTTCATACAGAATGCCACGCCTCGCCGGCCGGTGCAGTGTTGCTTCCAGTGGGAGAGGGCATCGCCAACCGCGAAAGTCCCGTCCTTCGAGATGCTCGCCAGGTTCGGATTGAACAGGCGCACCTTGGCCAATAGGCCCTCCTCCATTAGTTCCAAGGTGGAGCAGGTCAGCACCAGGTGGTCGAAAACCTCAATCAGCCCGCGGTTGTCCAACCGCTGGGGGGTGCCGGTCAGGCCAAGCAGCAGGGGACAGCCCATGGCGTTGATGACCTTCACATACGTGTCCGCCACAGCTAGGTGGCATTCGTCGATGATGATCAGATCGGGCCGGGGCAGGTTCCGCCTGCCGATGGCACTTGCGGCTGTCTTGACCATGACCACCTGCACGGGCCAGGTGAAATCCATGGGTCGGCCCGAGCGAATCCAGCCGAAATTGATCCCCGCCTTCAAGAGCCTCTCGGCAGTGTCGTCAAGGATCTCCTCCAGGTGGGCAAGGAACCAGACGCGCTTTCCCTTGGCGATGGCGCGTCGGACGATTTCCGTGGCGGTGGCCGTCTTGCCGAACCCTGTGGGCGCCACCAGGATCGGGGCGCGGAAGCCCTGCCTATAGGCGTGCTGAACGTCACACAGGGCCTTCACTTGGCGGGGGCGGAGGGTAAGGGCGGGGGTCACCGGCTGAGCACTCCGACGACAGCCGCCGCCACCGCCAGGCCGATCAACATGGAGAATGCCAGCCCACGCCAGATCATCAGCTCCAGCCACTGCTTTGCGGAGACCCGCACACCTAAGGAGAGGGCAATGTAGAAGCCTTCCGCGAATGCCCTTCGCGGGGTGATGTCCGGATCACTGGCGTAGGTGGCATTCCAAACTGTTTCGCCGCATTGGCGCATCCGCAGCTCGATGTGCGGGGGGATGGGGGTTGGGGTGGTCATGGGTTGCCAGCCTCGCGCCGACCAAGGAAAGCCGCCTTCGCCGTGTCAATGACATCCACAATGTGGGGCGCCCAGCGTGGGCCGTGGCGGTTGAGGCTTTCAATGCGCCGTTCAAATGCTGTTGTCATGGTGGTGCGCGACTCAATTGGAAACCACCAACCCACCCCCTTACTGTCGTCCTCATGTTCGTTTTCGCCCAACGGCAGACCTCGACGGGTCCACAAAATGACGAGTAGCCTGCTGAATCCCGCCGGGCGGCACGGGGCTGGCATCGTCGCGGAGGCGGTGGGGCGCGGTGGCAGACTGAGCGTACCATACGGAAACCGTACCGCCTAGGGTACGATCGGATCGCGCTCCCGAGACCCCACCACGCCCATGCCAGTCAGTAGCAGCCCCCAGGATCAGGACCCCAGGCCCACGCAGAGAATCAACGTCCTCACGCCCTCGCAATGGGTCACCTGGTTGGACAAGCAGGCCGCGGCTCACCACCAGAAACGGGCGGGCGTCCTGCGGAACATCATCCTCCAAGGCATCGAGGCCCCCGGGCACCCCCCTGAACCGCCGACCCTGCCGCCGCCGTTCTTCTATATCGGTTTGGAAATCCGAAGCGACTGGCTCGCTGAACTCGATCGCCGCGCCGCCGCCCTTGACTGGAAGCGACCCGCCTACATCCGGGCGCTGATCTGGGCCGCCAGCCAGAAATCCTGATGCCATCCCCGACGCTCCAGGCCGCCGCCGGTCGGTGGGAGGAGATCCTCTGTGCCCTGGGGGGCATCACACAGGATCAGCTGTGCGACAGGGAAGGCCCCTGCCCGTCGTGTCTCGTGCTCACCGGTGACGCGGGCACAACGCGGTTTCGCTGGGATTACAAGAAGGACACCGTCAGCGGCGGCTGGCACTGCAGTCACTGCGGCGGCATCACCCGCACCGGAGGCGGCGGCTCGGGCCTCGATCTCCTCCAGCGACTTCGCGGCTGGGACACCGCAACAGCACTACGCCACGTCGATGGCTGGCTTGGCACCGCCGCACCAGCTCCGCCCGCAGCTGCTCAGCCCAAGCGCAAGGCCAGGCCGCACCGCATACCCGACATCCCGCCGCCGGGCACACCACCGCCAGCGCTGGGCAGCGCCACTGAGCAGTACCCCTACGGGCCCGATCGCGCAAACCCCTGGTTCTGGGTGCAGCGCATTCCCCTGCCGCCCAAGACCCCCGGCGCCAAACCCGGAAAAACCCTGATCCACAGGACCTGGCTCGATGGCCGCTGGCACTACCCCCGTTCCCGCGGGCCGAACGCTGATCCATTCAGCTCCGAGTGGCCTAGCCCTAGGCCCCTCTACCGCCTGCCGGACCTGCTCGAACGGCCCGACGCACCGGTGCTCCTAGTCGAGGGTGAGCCGTCAGCCAATGCAGCTGCCGCGCTGTTCCCCGATCACGTTGCCGCCTGCTGGTACGGAGGCACCGGCGGTATCGGGCACGTCGACTGGGCGCCACTGCAGGGCCGAGCTGTTGTGCTCTGGCCTGACGCGGACGAGCAGGGCCGGCAGGCTATGGCGAAAATCGCCGGCCGACTCCTTGCGCTCGGCTGCACCCTCACAGCCTTCCACCCCCCGGCCAACCTGCCGACAGGCTGGGACCTTGGCGACGCCAGGTCGCAGGGGATGAACGGCCAGCAGGTGGCGGAGCTGCTGCAGCAGAACCTCAAGGCGATCCTCCCACCAGAGCCGGAGCCTCCCCCTGGTGGGCCTCCCCCCGCTCCGCCATCCGACATACCAGACCCTGGTAACTTGCCTTTTGTTTGCTTGGGATTCGATGGTGACAATTACTTTTATCAGCCCAACGAAACTGGACAAGTGCTCCGGTTCACTGGCAAAGGGCACACGTCAACAGCGCTCCTGCAACTTGCTAGCGAAGCGTGGTGGATGAATGCTTTCCCAGGGAAGACAGGCGTGAATTTTCAGAGTGCTTATTCTATGCTCTTTCGCCGTCAGGCGCAGGTTGGCATCTATGACCCGGACAAGGTTCGCGGGCGTGGTGCCTGGTTGGATGGCGGGCGCTGCATTCTACACCTTGGTGATCGGCTCATCGCCGATGGAGTTGTTCATAGCATCATGCAACCCCCCGCCACTAAATACAGCTATCAACGTGCTGCATCCATCGATATTGATACAGATTTAGCCCCCCTCACGGATCAAGAGGGCATGCGAATCATCGACATCGCCTGCCGTTTCAACTGGGAGGTTCCCGCCAGCGGGCTCCTTCTTGCCGGCTGGACAGCCCTCGCGCCTATCTGCGGGGCCCTCAGCTGGCGCCCTCATGCCTGGCTCACGGCCGGGGCTGGCTCCGGGAAATCAACCCTGCTCGATCGGTTTCTCGGGCCCCTACTGGCGGAGCTGGCAATCTGGCCGGAGGGAGCAACAACGGAGGCATTCATCCGGCAAAAACTTCGAGCTGACGCCAGGCCAGTGGTCTTTGATGAAGCTGAATCCAACGAAAAGGCAGATCAGCACCGGATCCAGGCAATTTTAGCCTTAGCACGCGGCGCCTCATCTTCCGGCCGTGGCGTGATCGGCAAGGGTAGCGCCGCTGGCGATGCCCAGCAATTTACCATGCGCTCGATGTTTATGTTGTGCTCAATCAGCACGGCCCTCAAGCACGGCGCAGACCAGTCTCGATTCGCTCAGCTCACCATGCGCTCACCTAATCACCTGCCTCGTGAAGAGCGACAAGCTCACTGGCAGGCATTGAGTGCCGACCTGGACCTTATCACGCCAGAACTTGGCCATAGGCTGCTCCTGCGCTCCGTGCGCTCCATAAGCGTGATTCGCGAATCCGTTGCCGCCTTCAGGCGTGCCGCAGGCGATCGATTTGACAGCCAGAGGCATGGTGATCAGTACGGCACCTTACTGGCGGGGGCCTGGTCCCTAACCAGCGGAAGACCCGCAACCCACGAGGATGCACTGCAACTCATCGACTCAAACAACTGGCAAACCTATCGGGAAGTGGAGGAGGCGGATGAGCAGAGATGCCTGCAGTACATCCTGCAGCACCAGGTAAGGGTTGAAACCGAGCGGATTGAGCTGACCGGCGCCAGGGTTCAAAGCACTGCGAAGGTTCTGACCCGCACCGTCTGGGAATTGGTCGAGGCAGCCAGAGCAGGCCGTGAGGCTGCAGACATCCCCGCGGAAGTGGCGGAGTCACACCTCGGGCGCATCGGGCTCCGGGTGATGGACGATCGGCTTCTGGTGGCGAACACGGCCATCGGCCTTCAGCGGATCCTGGCGGACACTCCTTGGGCTCACAGCTGGCCCACAGTGCTCGCCCGCATTCACGGCGCCCAGAAACCCGGCAAGGTCCGGTTCAAGGGGATGAGCGGCAGCTCCAGGGCCGTATCGCTGCCACTGGCGGGGGCTGAGTAGACCCATCGGGTGGGTCAGGGCGTGGCGAGGGCGTGGCTGGGATTTCCGGCCACGCTTTTTTGTGCGCTCAAGGGCAGCCGCCGGGCCCAGCGGAACGCCCCCAAGGGGCCCTAAACGGAACAGCGGAACGCAAAGCGGAACACAAGAATCCTTGCAAACACTGGATTTGTTCCGCTGTTCCGCCTGTTCCGCCTTCCAGGCGAGAGGCCTACATGCGCATGTGCGGGTGCGTGCGTGCGCGCATGCGCGTATGTATCTGTATTTCTGTCTTTAGGTGGAACAACGGAACAAAACAGGGGCCGGCCTAGTTGCCGCAAGGGGTTTACCCCGTTCCGCTTTGCGTTCCGCCCCCGGAACAGAGCGGAACAGGCGGAACAGGCCCCCATCGGCTGCGCTACGATGCGGAAGCCACACACCACCCGCCGATGGACAGCTCAAAGCCCTGCCCCGAGACATGGGCCCTGCACGCCAGCACACAGATCGCTGCTCAGGCCATGAACCTTGCCCGCATCTACCGGAGCGACTCCCCAGCCGGCTGCGCAGAGTCGAAACCCGAGGTGTTCGCCGCTCTGATCCAGGCCCAGCCCCTCAACCGCATCGCGGACGCCCTCGGGGCGCTGGAGCGGATCGCCAACGCGCTGGAGGCCGGGACCAGAGCTGAGGGGGCGCAGCCCGCCACCAGCCCCGCCGCGGCGCCGGAGGAACCCGCGCCGCTGGCCAATCCAGTGGCCTCCTGGGGAGGCTGGCGCCGCGATCAGACTAGCTTTGTGAATTCTTCCAGAGGCTTCGTCGAGGTCCCCGAAGGCGGCCGGCTCGCCATCCTGCCTATCGGGCGCAAGTTTCGCGCCAAGGACTTCTGGGCAGTCGATCCGGGCGATCGCTGGGCGCCGATCGTCGCCTTTGTCGACTGGTCCTTTGTCGAGGAACCCGCCAGCACCCCCACCACAGCCCACCAAGAGCCTCCCACAGGCGATCCCGACACCCTGGCGCTGGGCACATCGCAGGAGCGCCACACAAGCGGCTTGGGGGCGCTGCAGGGCGAGGGTCAAGGCCAGGACGTGCCAGAGGGGGAGCAAGGGGGTCAGGAGGGCCCTGCAGCTGCCCCTGGTGGGCATCCGCTTGATCGGGACGGATGGATCAGGAGCAGGCTGCCGGCTGAAAAGGATGCGACTGCGAACGGTCGTGTGAAGGTCCCTCACGGGCGCGGGCGAGGCTGGTGGTGGAATTCGTGGCACGTTGTCACCCCAGGTCAACCATGGGCGCCGCCTACCACCGAACCCTCCCCTTACACCCCTCAACCCCTCCCTGCCCACCTCGCTTACCCCACGTCCGAAGGGTGGATCCATGACCGGGTGCCGGGGCCCATGGATGGGGATAAGGATGGGGATGTGGTCATCGCAGATGCCTCCCGCCGCGCCTACGCCCACTGGTCACACATCGTCCCCGGCCAACCCTGGCGCCGAATCTTCTGACCCCATTCCGCATTCGCACCGCTGGTGGTATGCTGTTGGCACTTTGACACCGTGAACTGTGCCCGCTGGTAGGCCCTCGAAGCTGACGCCGGAACTGGTAACGCAGACCCGTGAGCTAGCTGCTCAGGGTCTGCCGATGGGCATGATCTGCCAACAGCTGGGAGTTAATCACGCAACCGCGTGGCGTTGGATGAAAGCAGCTGACGAAGACGAGGACGAGGAATCGAGTCTTAAAGTTCAATTTCGCAATGCTATTAACGATAGCGGTGTCGCGCTTGCGAAAAGTTTAATAGAAAATCTACGTTATCAAGCTGGCAATGGCGACACTAAGGCCAATATCTTCCTGTTGACACATCACCCTGCAACTCGTGATCACTTCAGCGAAGCAGCTGCTACACGCAAAGTTGAGAAGCGAGTAATTGCTGACGTTGTTGGTGCAATCGCTCGATCGGAACTCACTCCTGAAAGTCAAACCCGCTTGCTGCTGGAAATCCAAGCGCTTGGCCACACGCTGCCGCCGGAGGGGGAAGGGTGACCGAACACGACCCCACCGGCCGCAATCAGCACGAACCCGGCGCGAAGCTCGATGCCGGCAAGCCTCGCCCTGCCCTAGTGCTGGGTGGCTTCAGTCGCGCCCTGAGGGCTGTCACCGAGGTCGGGACGTTCGGCGCCGCGAAGTACACCGACAACGGCTGGCGAACAGTCCCCGATGGCCCGCAGCGCTACACCGATGCCATGCTGCGCCACTGGCTGGCCGATCCTGGTGGCCTCTCGCCGGACCACGACAGTGGCCTTGCTCACGCTGCGCATCTGACGTGGAATGCCCTGGCGCGGCTGGAGCTGATGCTGACGGAGGAGGAGAGGCGCGAGCTGCAAGCGATGGTGGACGAGGCGCTGAGGAAGAGCCACGCGGAGAGCGCGGCGAAAGACTGCTCCCGTCTGGTGGGAGATTTCCTGCGGCGGGAGGCATGATCGAACTCACCCCACGCCTGCTCTCCGCACGCAGCATCGTCAGCGATCGGGTGATCCTCGATTGGCTAGAGGTGTGCCGCCGTGCTGTGCCGATTGAGTTCGGCGTCCGTGGTCGTGGTGTTCGCACCGGTGACCTCGAAGCCGCCTGGCACTGCTCGCAGTCGACGGTTTCCCGCCGGTTGGCAGCCATCAACGCAGCGCCGCCGGAGGCTGGCCTGGGGCGCGTTGAACGTGCTCGGGGCGGCCAAGGGTGGTGGAGGGTGCTGGCGTGACGCTGCAGCTGCACCATGGCGACTGCTTGGAGGTGTTGCGCACCATGCCCGATGCCAGCGTGGACGCGGTGGTGACGGATCCGCCCTATGGATTGGCGCTCATGGGCAAGCGGTGGGATTACGACGTGCCCAGCGTGGAGATCTGGGCCGAGTGCCTGCGGGTACTCAAGCCTGGCGGCCACCTGCTGGCGTTCGCTGGCACCCGCACGCAGCATCGGATGGCGGTGCGCATCGAGGACGCGGGCTTCGAGATCCGCGACATGATCGCGTGGGTGTACGGGTCGGGGTTTCTGAAAAGCCTGGATGTGAGCAAGGCGATCGACAAGGCGGCGGGGGCCGAGCGGGAGGTGGTGGGCTCCTACAAGGGCGCCAGCAACATCGGCAAGGGCAGCACGAACTCCTACATCACAACTGAGCCAGGAAGGGCGACTGATGTATCCATCACCGCCCCCGCCACCCCCGAAGCCCAGCAGTGGGCCGGCTGGGGCACTGCGTTGAAGCCCGCCCTGGAGCCGATCACCATGGCCCGCAAGCCGCTGGCCGGCACCGTGGCCGCGAACGTGCTGGCGCACGGCACCGGGGCGCTAAATGTGGATGGGTGCCGCATTGACGCGGAGCCACGGTCATTCAGCGGAACTCCAAACCGCCACGGCGGTCAGCTTGCCGGTGGCGGCGAGAAGGGAGAGATGCGCCCTGATTGGACTGAGACCAGGGGCCGCTGGCCCGCGAACCTGATCACGGATGGCAGCGACGAGGTGGTGGGGCTGTTTCCGCAGACGACAAGTACGGGCGGCAGTGGCCCAGCCAGTAGGGGCTACAGCAGCGACGGGCGCACGGTCTCTGGGTCATGCGCCGCTACAGGAGGCTTCGGCGACACCGGCTCCGCCGCCCGCTTCTTCTATACGGCGAAGGCCAGCCGCGACGACCGCAGCGACGGCAACACCCACCCCACGGTCAAACCCACCGACCTGATGCGATACCTCTGCCGCCTGGTCACCCCACCTGGTGGGATCGTGCTCGATCCGTTCATGGGCAGCGGCTCCACTGGCAAAGCCGCAATGCTGGAGGGGTTCGGCTTCATCGGCATTGAGCGCGAGGCGGCCTATCACACCATCGCTGAGCGCCGCGTCCGCCAGGCTGCTGCCGCCGGCCATCAACCCAGCCTGTTACTCGCATGACCCGCCGCGACCGCAGCCTCACCTACCTGCTCGGGAACCCGCCGGAGGCCATTCCGCAGCCCAGTGAGCAACCCCAATGGCTTGAGTATGTGATAGAAATCGTCACCGAACTATACAGGTTTCGACCGGTTGCATATTCTCCGATTCAGGAAGACGAGTATTGGCACATCGAACCAGGGAAAAAGACTACCGACCTGTGTATCGGCTATCGGCATATCGGGCCGGATGTAAGTTTCGGGCAGGTGATCACACAGGAGCAAGCACTTCGGTTACTGGCAGCCGATCTTCAAGCGCTTGCCTTGAAGTTGAGCGATCTCCTGCCCCCGTTCGATACGTGGTACCCGCAGATTCAAGCTGTTGTAGTCTCCCTAGCATTTGATCAAGGATTTTACGGCTTCCGATACTCTCCGCTTGGAAAAGAGATGACGACAAGTTGGTATGGCTGTCATCAGCCGATGGAGTGCTACGAGGAATGTTATGAGAAATACTTCAGGAACAGGGATCACAACGGCAGGGATTATTCACTATACTGCGCTCACTTGGGCTTAATTGATCAGTGGCGGCTATTGGTACACAATCAGGCTAAGGCTAAAGCGGAAGCCAAGCGCGTCGCCAAACGAGTCGCAATGAGGGCCAAGCGCATCGAGGCCGGTCGATCTCATCGCACTGGCTTGACGGCCTGGCGTGCCAGTAAGCAGACGGGGACAGCCGCATGACCACATCCCTCCGCTCTCGCCGCATCACCACGCCCGAGGCGTTGCTGGCCGTGCTGGAGCTGGAGAGGAGGGCGTCGCCTCGCACCACCCTCGACATTCCCACCACCCTCACCGCCATCCGCGACGACCTGTACGGGGGGCAGATCACCCTCTTCGACGACACCACGACCCGGGAGATCGGTGTTGCCGCCGGCTATGGGGCTGGGAAAACCCTGGGCGCCTGTGCCAAGGCGTTTCAGCTCGCCACCCTGAACCAGGGCTTCGTCGGCTGCGTGCTGGAGCCGACCGGGCCGATGCTGCGTGACATCTGGATTCGGAAGTTCGACGCCTTCCTTGATCACTACCGCATCCCCTACACCTTCCGGGCCTCGCCGCTGCCCGAGCACGTCCTGCACCTCCCCGGCGGGGACACACCGGTGCTCGCCCGCAGCTTCGAGAACTTCAAGCGGATCGTCGGGCCCGACTGGGCCTGGGCTCTGGTGGACGAAGTCGACACCGTGCAGGAGCAGATCGCCGCACGGGGCTACGAGAAGATTCTCGGCCGTATCCGGGTCGGCCACGTGAACCAGCTGGCATTCCTCTCCACCCCGGAGGGGTTTGTCTGGCACTACAAGACCTTCGGCACCCAGGAGGCCGCGGCCGACACCGGCAAGCGGCTGATCCGGATGCGCAGCCAAGACAACCCGCACCTGCCAGCAAGCTACCTCGACAACATGCGCGAGCGCTACACCGAGGCGATGCTTGACGCCTATATGAATGGCCTTTATGTCAACCTGAAGACCGGTCAAGTCTACGACCGCTTTAGCCGAGATCACCACGTCAAACCCCTGCCCGATGGTCTCCAACCATCAGATCACATCCTGGTGGGGATCGACTTCAACGTGGGCAACATGTCCGCCGTCCTGCTGGTGGCGCGAGGTCGTGCTGTTTATGCCTTCGGCGAGATCATGGGCGCCCATGACACCGACGAC